AAGTTTGGGCGCGCAAACCAGAATAGCGTTAGCCGCGCCGGTGGGCACAGAATCAATGCCGTAGGTTGATTCTATTTTTGATATAAGCGCGACTTTCGTGGGTTTTAATGACATGGCTTACTCCTGCTCTGTTTGGTTTTTCACGACAGGGGAAAAACTTTCCGTTTCCGAAATGACAGGCACATCTGGAACGATCACGGCTGCAATCTCTCCCGTTTCCGCCGTGGGCGGCTCGATGCATTCCATCACGCCCTGTCCGTTCAGTTTCCAGCTACCGCTTTTGCCGATATGCATCGCCGCCTCCATCAATTAGTTACAACATCCGGCGCGCCCTCGACGCACCAGTAATCAACCTCAAAATTCATCTCCACCATCCCTACCGGCTTGTCTCCTGATCCATCAGTGGTGATCGTGGTATCCATCAGCCGCAATTCAAATGCCACCCCTCCCAGCAGAGGATCGGCGAACATGGCCACCTCAACCTCTTTGGCGACGGTGTCGAGCACGTTTTCCAGACTCGCCACCACCTTGTGATAGCCGCGCACCGGAAGGCGCATGGTGCGCTGGTTGGCGCGCCGAATACCCGCAGCAGCGCAGCCCTGGCTGCGCTGCACCACACGGTCTATCGTCGGCGTTTGCGGATCGGAGCCGATCAGCAATCCCGGCAATTCACCCTCATCTTCAGAGAGCGGGTTGTTGCGAGTCATAAACACATTCGCACCGGTGGTGGTCAGCCCGGTCAGCGTGGTCTGAACTTTTTCCCTGATCTGCTGGCGGATGTGTTTGGTGGCGGGCATTACGCTTTCTCCAGTATCAGAATGGTTATTCCCTCGCCATCGGCCTGTCTGTCGGCCACCACATAAGGCGTCACATCAATATCCAGCGTCACCGCCGTTCCCTTTTTTGTTCCCGCCTGAATGGCGGAATCCAACACATGAATGGCCGGCTTATAGCTGTCCACCATATTTAGCAAATTCGCGTAATTTTTTTCATAGATAACCGCCACGCCCGTCGCCAAACCTATCGTCGCAACAGCGTTTGAAAGCCGCGCGAATATCGCCGCATTCATGCGTTGCTCGATGGCCGAGAAGGGCGCGGTGGTCATATCGTTAAGTCGCCACAGGCACGCTGGCCTCGATCAGCATTTTTACCAGCACGGTTCCGGCGGCAGCGTCGGTCGCCTCGACGCAAATACCGACGCATTGCTGTGCGGTAACCGTCTTGTTGACGCACTTGTTGGTGGCGTCCCAAAACAAACGATCACCGACGGCAACGGCCAGCGTGCCAGTCTTGGCAATCGTAACCACTCCTTCGCAGGCAAATTCGCCCGGCGTGTTCGCCGCCACATCGGCGGTCGCCACACCAAACAACGCAACGCCGAACAGATAGCCGACGCCGGAAGCTACGGCTGCGGCGGGGGTCAGGGTCAGTACGTCGCCTTCCTGGATATAATTTTTCATTTCACAATCTCCTTTAATTTTTTAACCAAACTTGCCATTGCTGTCCGCACCGTATCCGGTAGCGGACAGCAATGGTAGGATTACACGCCTACGTTTTTGTACATGCCGCGATAATCAATTGCCTTGGCCGCAAAATCGAGGCGAGCCTTCATCTTCATGCCGTCGATGTCGAAGTCCATGCCCGTCTCCAGATACGCGCCCTCGCTTCCGTCCAGGAAGCAATACTCGACCGTATCCACCTGGCCGTTATCGGCCAGCAGATACCAGGCTGTCGAGCTGTTCGCTTCCAGCACCGCCTCCACCACAGGTTCCAGCGCGGTGCGTCCGCCTGCGCGGAATTCGTTCACATCGCTCGGCTTGGTCGGGGTAAATTGCGAGCTGGTGTATTGGTACGCCAACTGTTCCTGGCTGGGCGGCACGATGATGAAACGCGGAGCCAGATTCAGCTCTTCCTGTTGCAGTCCTTTTTGCTTGCGGATCATGGTGCGGCCCACTCCCAGCGCAGCAGCGGAAATTGCCGTTCCGGTGCCGGTCAGGTTTTTATGCGTGTTGGCCTCAAACAGCGCGACACCATCATTCAGGTTGGCATTGGCTGTCAGGATGCCGTACACGGTGCGGTTTTCCAGGCGGTTGGCAGAAGCCCCGAACCCGGCAGCGAGACGATCCATTGCGCGCAGATCATCGTTGATGATGATCTGGCGACTGATCGCCATAGCGCGGGCATAGGTGATGACGTTGTAAGTTTCCTTGCCGTCGCTCATTGAGCCGTATTTGATCTCGCCATCCTCGTTGAGCTGAAGCAGGTCGGGCGCGGCGGAAAGCTGGGTCACCGAGATCGTCTTGAAGTCCGGCGCGTTGGGCGCGCGACGTGCCCATACGGTATAGCTCGGGCGATTTTCATCATAAGCCATGCGCAGGCGCTTGTTCATCACGTTCGCCAGGATGCTGGGAAAGTCGCTAGTGGTGTGCATGGCGCGGGCAGCTATTTCCATCCCGGATAACCCGCGCACACGCTGCCCCGAGCGCTCCAGCGAATCTTCGGCCAGCCGCAACAGCGACAGGTGGCGGTATTCGCGCGAACCGTCTTCCAGTTTCGACTTCGGGTTCATCTTGTGCAGGATGGCTCCGGCCACAAAGGCGCGGCGCTGTTCGCCCTCGTCGCCCATCATGTACGCGCCGGACAGTCCGCCACTGCGGGTTTCGGTCGCGGCGCTGCGCTCGGCCAGTTTGGCCAGAATTTGACGGTTGGCTTCGTCGGTGCCGATCTTGCGCGCAATAAAATCATCTGCCAGCCCGTCTTCCAGTTTGACGGCGCGAACCGATGCGCGGATGTCTATACATCGTTGCGTCTCGGCAGTAGTTGCGGCTTCGATGGCGGTGCGCGTCGCGGCGTCCATGTCTGCCTGGCTGCGCTGTTGCGCGGCTGCGGACGGGGCTTGGATGGCGGGTTGTTCAGCCGCCGGTTCTTTTACTTCAGGCATGATGCGCTCCTTCGTGGTTATGTCGGCGGCTGCCGACGGGGTTGAAATTTCTCTCGTTGAAAATTCGCAGGGGTAGTTCTGTTCTTTCGGATGGGAACGAGTACCCGCGTTCTGGTCTGCCCCCACCGGCACCAGGCTGATCTCGGTGGGCATCCATGAGGTGGCGCGGTAAATGGGAAGATCGGCCTCGCCTTCGATGATGACGAACCGGTTGACGATGTAGCCGACCGATACATTGCGGATGATGCCGCCGACCACATCGCGAAAGAAAGGCTGCACATCATCGCGCTCTGAAAATTTTACCGTGGCCATACCGGCAGCGCCGTCCAGCCATGCGCGCGCGACAACGCCGATCACGCTGAACAGATCATACTGGCCGTGCGTGTTGAGCAACGGCGCGCCAGATTGCAGACGGCTCATATCCACCGCTTCCGGCGTGACGGCCAGCTCTTCGTAATAAAACTGGTCGCGTTGCCAGTCATATCGGCGCACTTGCGCGCCGGTCGTCCAACATACATCCACCGTGCGGTCTGCTTCGTTGACAGAGCTGACAGGCAGTGAGCGGATTTGCATCGGGAACGCGGATGCGAATGATTTTTTCTTGTCAGGCATTATTGGCTCCTGTGGTGTTATTGGCGGGAGAATTTGCGACACCCAGAACAAGGTCGGTCAGTTTGATGGCGATTCCTGCCGCAGAAAATTTATCCTGGTCTTCTTTTATTTTTGCGATCACCTCGTCGGGATCGAGACCGCGTTCGCGCACCGCGTCTTGCCAGGGCTTCAACCCGCCCGCACATTCAAGCAGTGCACCGTTCACGTCTTTGTACGGGTCAACCCAGTCCCAGCGCGGCGGCTGATGGGTAACGGTGATCTGCGTGCGGGTTTTGAGCTTGCCGGACAGACGGGCGGCGATCAGAAAATTTTCCGAAATGCGGTCGCACACCATCGGGATAAAGGTGATCCATTGCCATTGCTCGTTTTCGCGGCGCTGTTCCACCAGCCCGGCGCGGATGCTGCTATAGTTGACCTGCGTTAGGTCGCCGGTCATCTGCTCGTAGGTGACTTTGCTTCCCGCCGCCTGTTTGTGATGGACGGTACGCATGTATTCGGCGAACCCGGCTTGCGCGTGCGGCTGTCCGAATGTGATACTTTCCGCACCCTGCGGGTAGTAGAACATCCCTGCGGATATGCTTTCGATGCGGTTATCGGCGGTGGTGCCGTCGCCTTTTTCGATGGCGCTTTGCACCATCGTGTTGCCA